ACAAAGCTAGAGAAAGATACAGCTTCGGCTGGTCTGACTGGCGTGGTATCTTCGGATCTCCAGGTGCGTAATAGCAACTAATTAAGAGATGAGGCCGCCTTAAAACGGCCTCATTTCGACTATAAAGTACGAAATTACCTATGAAAAACTTTAGAATTCAAATCCGATATTGTGGCTATAGCGCTGACTTTAATGTTCAGTCTAATGACACCCCTCAAGATATCGAGAATTCTATCCTTGACAAGCTGGGAAAAAATGAGGTAAAATTCGAAAAAAATGGATTTACTAGCAAGACTGGTAAATGGATAACCTATGAGGAGGTTATAAATGATCCAAGACCTGTACAAACAGAAGAAGTCCTTGGAGTTAGACTGGGAGCAAGAGCATCTTAAAGAGGGTAGATATACTCTCGAAATGACGAGAATTGATCACGCGATTAAAGAGATCATTACTCAGATCAAATTAGAAGAAGCTCGATTAGACGATCTTAAAATTAAGATTGCTGAATCCAAGGCTGAAGTTTCGATAGCTACTTAATAAAAAGCTATATTCTGGAAATCAATCCAAGCTACATAACCTCTTGCGCTCTATTCAAAAAAGAGCTATAGATTAATCAGTATACAATTATTTAAGAATGCTGACGAGTATACTCGACGGCCTAGAGACAGCATTCACACAAACTAGGAGGATTAATTATGGCAAATACAACGTTTAGTGGAGCAGTTAGATCTGAGAACAATTTTAAATTGATCAGTAAAACTGCATCTACAGGAGTAGTGCATGACAGAACCCAAGGTTTTGGGTTAATGGATGCAAGAAGATATTATCTTTATGAGCCTTTCTTACAAAGACCAGCTCTTAATGCGGTAAATATCATCGATGCTGATGCGAATGATGCAACAGCGTTGGCAGCAACACAAGCAGCGAACAAGAACTTTGAAACATTAGGTACTAACTACACGACTGCTTTAACTACGTTTCCAGGAACTCAAGCAGGGATCTTAATGACAACAGCAACGGCTGATGAAGATCAAGCAATTCTGTTACCACATTTAGATACTAACCAATCAGCTTGGAGTAAAGTTCTATGGGGAACTGAGAATCAAGTTGAATGGGAATGTTCAATCAACTTGGCTGCAACTGACAACCAAAAAGTATGGGCTGGTTTAAAATTGACTAATGACCAATTGCCTGAGACGGATGCGGATCAAGCATATTTCTATTATGCAAGTGACGGAACGAATGGGCAATCATTGTCAACTTTTACACCTTGGTATTTTATTCAGTCTGTTAACGGTACTGACTACCTAACTAATTTAGGTATTACAGTAGCAGCTAGCACGAACTATCATTTCAGAATTTCGATTGATAGCGATAGAAAACCATCTGTTTTTGTAAATGGTGTGCAATATAGTTTAACAACAACTGCTCAAGGCTCTGCTTTGTCTGGTAGCACTGAAGCGACTGGAACAACTCAAGCAACTATTGCAGAAGGTTATTCAGCTACAAATGCTAACACTCAAAAAGGCCCAGCAATGAAGAACGATGTTGATTTAATTCCATATATTGGAATTGAAAATGGAGCAGCAGCGGCTGAAGCTTTAAACGTACACTACACAGCAATAAGTAGACACGTTTTTGAATAATAGTTATTAACAAACTTTAATGGAGCGGGGGCGCGAGCCCCCTCTCTCTAATGGAGGAAAAAAATG